TGAGTTTGTAAACCTAGGTTACACTCCACCATTTCCAAGAAGATTGATCGGTGGTGTTCAATTAAATTCACAACAATATGAAGATTTGTTGTATCAACAAAAGTTATTAGGAACAAAACAATTGGTACAAAACTTAATCCAATCACCTAAATATAAATTTCTTCCAAAACAATCAAAAATTGATGCTATCAATGATATTATTTTAGACCGTCAAAAAACGGCTAGAAAAATAATAGAGTCCAAATATAAAGAAATTATAGGAACACAAATAGAAGAAGTAGTAGAGGAAATAAAAGAGATTTAGAATTATGCCAAGGGCCACAGAAAGAGTTGGTCGATCAGGTGAATACCTCACAGCAGCACTCCTCTCTCTAGTTTCCGATACGGTACTTATTGTTCCTCATGGTTCAGAAGCAGATATAGTTTTTGAACACAGCAATAAACTTTACAAAGTCCAAGTCAAAACTTCATCCAAGATTAATACAGGCAGAGTTAATTGGCGGTTTGATATGCGTAGAGGATCGCATAGTAAAGATAGAGAATATCAAAAACAAGCGGTAGATATCTTTGCTTTGGTTAGTCTTAAATATAGAAATGTGGTTTTTATAAGACCTATGGATCAGAACCAGATAACCATAGCCGATGAACACATGAAGAACAACGATTCTGTAAAGAACCTTAAGGATATATTAGATAATATTTAATTATAAATTTTTAATATCAAATCTAATCTTTTGATCTTCATAATGTTTAGCGGAGTTTATCCCTAGAGATAAAAAATACTCCGCCAACACACGAGGATCTTTCTTGGTTGACTTAGCAAAGTCCTTCAAAGAATGAACAAGATACTTGTTTAAATACAGAGCTTGTCCGTTCTTTCTTTCGTTTTCGATGCTATCGTCAAAGTCAAAAAAGTTGCTCATAATTACTCCTATATGGAGATTTCCTTGGTGTACTTACCTAACTTGTTACCGTTTTTATCACACCCATGAACCATCTCTAGCTCAAGTTCAATATAATGTTTAGCCTTTAACAAGTCTTGAACATTATTTTCCTTATCTCTGGTAATAAGTTTTATAACATTACCTAGACACCAACCAATATTGTTAGCCAATATATATTCAATCGGCTGTATTTTGGTTCTTCTATTGTAATGATCGCCACCTACTTGGTTTCTTGAGGCAAGCATATCAATCTCTTGATCCCACTCTGTACCCTTTTTGGCTTCATCCCATTCCCTTTTTGTAGCATTATCAATCGACATTAAATCTCCTATATTAAATTAATAAATTTATACCATTATTGGTATTCTTGATGTATTATAAGCATTAATTACGAAAAAAGGGAATTCAATGGAAATAAAAGACCAAAAAGATTTTGACATAACAAACACGATAGATGCGGAAGCACTCGCTAAAAGATGGGGTGTAACCAAGAAAACTATTGATAACAGAAGGCTTAAAGGTGAGAGGCCTAATCATTGGAAGATTACAGGCAAGATTTACTATGACCTTGATGATGTTATAAATTACGAAAAAGAGTCTTACATTTCCAGTAATGCCTAGTAAACACGCTTTATTGTCACCATCGGCTTCGGACAAGTGGACGAGATGTCCAGGTATGCCTAAGTTAGCTGCACAAGTACCTTATCAGGTATCAATACCAGCCGTTACAGGTACATTGGTCCACCAAATAAGTGAGATCATAATGAAGGATAGACTAGATGGCGACATAACATTAGAGGATTATTGGCTTGGTAAAGTAGAAAATGTAGAAGATTTTGAGATTGAGATAGATCAAGAAATGATTGATTGTGCCAGAACTTATACAGAGTATGTGCAAGAAAAGACAAAAGAACTTGACGGGAAGTTATTGATTGAAGAACAAGTATCAATAGATGAAATAACAGATAGTTGCTGGGGAACAGCAGATGCGATTATCTTAGCTAAAGATAAGATATGTGTCATTGATTTAAAGTCTGGTAAATGGCCTGTCAAACCTGAAAATAATTACCAGCTAATGATTTATGGGCTTGGTGCGTTGTCCAGATACGGAGATACAGACACTAAGATTGAATTAACAATAGTCCAACCACGAGGCGTTAAGAAGGAAAAGGCTGTCAAGACATGGGAAACCACAGCAGAAAACCTTGTGAATTGGGGATACGATTTCTTAAAACCACGGGCGGAAGCCTGTTTTGAGGAAAACCCTGAATATGTATTCGGGGATCATTGCAAATTCTGCAATGGGCGCAGTCTTTGTGAAACTTATAAATTAAATATGGGAGAAAAATAATGTCCGATAATAATGAAGAACTTACCTTTAGCTTTTCCGATGACGGTAAAGAATACAAGGTAGATGATTTGTCTGATGAACATAAACTTATATATAACAAGGTTATGTTAATCAATAGACAAAAGAATGAGATTGTTAGCAATGCAAACTTTGAAGTTGAAAAGCTAGACATTCTTGCAAAACATTACAGCGATCTACTTAAAGAAGCTGTAGAAGGTAATGATAAAAAGGTTGAGGTGGTTGAATGAGCTTAGCTGATATTAGAACTAAATCAAAACAGAAACCGCCAAGACTTGTTGTCTATGGTGGTGCTGGTATTGGTAAAACAACCTTTGGATCAACGATGCCTAAACCTATTTTCATACTTACAGAAGATGGTATGGGTACGATTGAAGCACCTCAGTTTCCTTTATGTAAATCTTTTGAAGATGCTATGGGCTATCTAAAAGATTTGGTAGAGGAAGATCACGATTACAAAACTGTTGTTGTAGATTCACTTGATTGGTTAGAACCATTGATATGGGATAAAGCCTGTCAAGATAATGGTTGGAGATCCATTGAGCAACCTGGTTATGGTAAAGGTTATGTAGAAGTATTGAAGTATTGGCGACAATATTTAGATTTGCTCAACACTCTTAGAGAGGACAAAGGCATGATTACTTTGCAGATAGGTCATAATCAAATCAAAAGGTTTGAATCACCTGAGATTGAGCCATACGATAGACACGAATTAAAACTGCACCGTAAAGCTGCGGATTTAGTTTTAGAGAACAGCGATTGTTGTTTCTTTGCTAACTATAAACTTGGTACTGTTAAAGTCCAAGGTAAAGGTGGCACGATGACAACAAAAGCCGTAGCTGGAGATGTTATAGCCTATTGTCGTGAGAAACCTGCGTTTCTTGCGAAGAATAGATATGCACTTCCAGATACTTTACCGTTTGATTGGAAGGAGATTCGATCAGCCATGATAGGCGGTAAAGATGGGTAGAGTTGATGATGTCACTAGGAGCAAAGGTGCTTTGACAACGATAGATGTATTATTATCTACACTTATAGACACTATAAACCCTGATAATAATGATCTGCCGATAGATGGCCTTCATCATCTCATTAGTATTAACCAAGACTGCAAGGATCTCATTAACTACCTTAATGATTACCACAGTTATGATCCAGGATAGGAGAAAAAATGGATTTAAGTAAATATAAATCGCAAGTTGACGAATCAAGCCTAGAAACTCTTGAGCCAGGTGTGTATGACTTAGAATACACACAGGATGAAGAGATCACAGGTAGAAATGGTTGGGTTGCTCTAAAGGTTTTATTTAGAGTAGTTGATAAACCTAACTTCTTGGTTGGTCATACTTTTACCGTTGACCATTCAACAAGCACTTCCGCTATTGAAATCGGTTTACAATCGCTTGATAAACTCGCAAAGGTTTGTGGGTTTCCAGACGGTTTACCCGATGACAGTAGTGATCTAGTGGGATCAAGAGTAAGGGCCAACGTCATTATTGATGACAAGGGTTATCCAGCTATTGATGACGGTAAAGGTAAAGGTTGGCTAGAACCTAAATCTAAGTCAGTAAAATCGGAAAAGAAAGCTGAACCTGAAACTAAAAAAGAATCAGGCGATGAAAACATCCCATTTTAATTTTTTAAGTGTAGATAGGCCTTCCCTATGTGGTTATTGTTTTAACCCCGTAGGCGGCCTACTTACAAAGTTTGAGGATAAATGGTACGGAGCTTGCGTGGAACATCAAAAAGAAATAGTTAAAGGTAATAAATTAAAAAACATTGCTCAAGTTTCTGAGAAAGGTGTTGCGTATGCAAAGGCACAATCAAGGGATAGGTATATAAAAATATCTAAAGAAAATAAAAGCTGGGCGTTGCGTGATTGGACAGAGGAAGATCGCATGAATTTTTTTAATAAGATAATTCGTGAGTATCTTAATTATGCAAATGAGCAAGCAAGGAACGGGGTAGATGGATCTCAAGAAATATAAAGAACGATACGGATTAGTTAAAGACAATAATTATTTAGAAAAAAACAGAGGAAATGAACAAGACCTTATTGCAGAAATGCAAGCGATAGGTTTAAATGTCGGTTTCTTAAACACAACAGGGGACTTAGTTCGAGTTTCCGTTACAGCTACTTCAGGAGTTAGACCAGACAAAGGCAATGAAAAATCGGGTTGGTATGTTATTAATGTTGTCGATAATCACATATTCGCAAATTACGGAAATTGGAGAACGGGGACGGAGTTTAAATGGAGTTCAGTTGCGGTCAACAAACTCACACCAGATCAAAGACAAGATTTACAAGCCAAGATAAAGCAAGCCCAAGAAGAGGCAAGGCAAGAAAAACAAACCAGATATGAGGAAGTTGCAAAAGATT